AAATATAGCAGCTACAATTATTGAACCCGGCATTTTATTTAACCCATGTTTCCTCTAATTTGGACAAACCAAATTTTTCATATTTCAAATCAGGCGAATTAACCATCTTGCTCATTGTGTACATTTGAATTTTGCCTGATTCCATCATCTTGTCGCATTCTGCAATATAAGATTTTAAAAGTCTATATCCCGCAGTGCTACCTCTAAATTCAGGTTCTACCCAATACGCTATTTCACTACATTGTTTAACTTTTGGATTCCATATATTAGGAATAATTCCTGCAATAATAATTCCAATAATTACATTATCTTTTTCAGCTAATAAAATAAATCCTGAACCAACAATAAAATTAAATAAAAGTTGTTCTATATATTTTTTATCATTTGCTTCATTTAAAACTTTAAGTGGTGCAGCATCACGATAATTTTTTAACATTTCTACAATAAATGGAATGTCAAATTTATTACCTTTTCTTATCATTCTTTACCAAAAGCATAATTAATGGTTTGAATAAATGCCACTCGATTCATGCTTGTATCATTTGGTGTATAAAATTGCCATGAATTATTATTGGTATATCTGCCTGCCAATCTGTTTTGCAAAATCAATTGTATGCTTGATGCACTTACTGTAATAGCACCAACATAACCACGCACTTCTTCATACCATTGCTCACTAATACCAAATGAATTGACGTATCCATTAAAAAATTGATATAAACCGCCTGTGCCGCCAGTGGTTAATAATTCGCCATTAGCATTAAAAAACCCATGCCACATTTCAAGTTGTGCGCCTTTTATTTCTGTACCTAATACAAGCGCAAGCATTGTTGGGTCAATACCTACAAGCGTGACAGTTGTTTCATTTGCAGTTGATTTAATATCTCTAGTTGCATTCCCAACCTTAACCAATTGCCCTAATGCGGTAAACGGCAGAGCATCAACTGCCGGAACTGTTATTGCTGTAGGCGTAGTGGCAAAACGATAAGTTGCTGAAGGCGTAGTCATACGCACAAAATCCGCATAACGAATTGTGTTTGTATTTTGTACTGGCGGGATATTATTCACAGCACAACCTCATATCCTCTAAATTGACCATTCCATTGTATAAATGAATCATTGGTCATTGGGATTAATGTGTAATCAGGATAATCACGCAATACAACTGGAAATGTAATGCCTGTATATGTTGTAGCACCTAAAGTTGCAGTTGTGCCATATTGACCAATAACAACTGGAACGCTAGTAAATGTATTCGTTAAAATTGTTCTATGTACTGGAATATTCACAGTGGTATCTATACCACGCAATACATCGGCAGTTGCTATATAGGAATAACGATCAATCTGCAAAAAATCGCCTGTCTTTACAATGTATGCACTTGACGATATTGCAGGCAAACCACCAAGAACAATAGTTTTATTTGCTGTTGCAGCATTATAATTACAAGCTGCAATTTGACCACTAGTCATATCGCCACGATAAGCAATATAGTTAAGCCATCCAGTAGTACCAAAATTTAAATATTGTTCAGTGATTCTATCCGCTTCACGCAAACTAGATAACAAGCCACGATTTTGCGAATACAGCAAATAATTCATTGGCTTAATTACAAACTCAAATGGTTGTACCGTTAAAACTTACTGCCGCGGTGCTTATACGCATATTGCGTGACAGCATTTGCCCTGCAAATTTATGGTCATTAATACCAACCGATTCAGCAACAGATAAGATTGTTTGCAGCGACATAATTACCTCGAAATTGGTACGCTACGATTGGCAGATTGATATGATGCCCAAATCGCATTTTTATTTGCAGCTAAAAACTGTGTGGCAGATTGTGTATCTATTGCACTCATATTTGCAATGTAATTACCATTAACAGTTATGCCATTATTACCACCGCCTGCCGCAGCCATTTGCTGCCACGAGCCGTTTGGTATAACAGTGCCGGATGTTCTAGGCACAAATAATTCAGCACCATTTTCACCAACAATAGTAGGTGAATCAATATATCCACCTGATGCTTTTTTACCAACACCACTCATAATAAGATTTGCGCTAGGATTTGCACCACCGCCACTAAATGATGATGAAATAGAACCCCAAAGCATCGAAAATATTGCTGATGCTTGCGCTCTTAATTCCATGTAAGCCAAGTCTTTTATTATGCTGCCAACTAATTCACCAAAAGAAAATTTGCCAGTATCAACAAATCTTCTTAATGCACTTTCCATATTAGACACTACAGATTGAAATGCCGCAGCACCTCTTTCTGATGCTCTTGTTGCAGCTTCCGTATATTCTTTTAATGCTTGATTCCAACCTGCCGACCATGACTGTTGACGCTCAATGGATTTTTGCAAATTCGCATCTTCCATTTCATTTACTTGTTGAAAATATGTTCTTTGAATTTGTAAATTTGAATTTATGTATTCAACTTTTTTATCATAAATTTGTTTTGCTCTAACTTGGTCTGCCGAATCAGCCCTTTCAAATTCAGCCAATGCTACAATCTTTGCTTCTCTTGCTCTTTGCTCGATGTCTTTTAATCTTTGTGCTTGCTCAATATTTAATCTGCGAGTGTTATATTCATTCTCAGAAATTTTATATCTTTCACCCTCTAAATTAAGCATTTCTTTTTGATTATTGAATTCATTAGCCATTAAATCTTGATTGGCTTTTTGAATTTCTGTCATTTCTTTTAATTGAGCATTAAATTTTGCTTGGCGATCATAAGCCTTTGCAAGCATCTCTTGAAAATCTTGCTCTAATTCTTTTGCTTTTTCTGCTTCTTTTTTTCTTTTTTCTGCTTCTTTATCTGCGGCAGAAATTTCTGAACTTGTTTTCTTTTTATATGAGCCTGCACTTGGCGTTGCAATTTTTAATGGTTCTATTTTTTTGCTTTTAGGCGGTGCATAATAACTACCAACTATTGCACCTTCCTCACCGGGAAAACCACCTAATGCAGCACCCATATCAATTTCAGTGCCACCGCCTTCAGAAACGTGCTTCCATACATTAACTAAATCAAATGCATGATTAACAAGGATTGCAAATGGTTGCACCATTGTTTGAACAAGCATTGAAATATTCTTCATTGCTTTTTCAATATTGCCCCATGCTTGTGCATTATCCTCAATAGCTTTAGCAAGACCGGGATCGGCAACCCTTGTATATTCGTCAGCAAATGTTTTCCAATCAACACCCTTTGCTGCTTTACCTAAAAGGTCTTGAGCCAATGCAGTGCGTTTGGTTGTATCCTCAACTTTAGATAATTCAAACGCAACACGCTTAAACATATCCTCAAGATTAAGCGAATCAACATCCTTGCCAGATATGCCTAATTTTTTGAAAGCATCCCGCATACCTTCTGCGCCTTCTTGTGCGCCTTCTTGTGCGGATGCTAGTTTTGAAAGCATGGTTGTAAAGTTTTCAGCTTCACCACCTGATGCTTGTAATGCGGATTTTGCAGCAAGCAAAGATTCAACCGTTAAATCAAATGCTTTAGCTGTATCAGATATTTCATCAGCTTTAGAAAATGCAGTGCCTAAAGCATAACCAAAAGCAGCAAGACCAACTGCACCTCTGCTTATGTTTGCCATTAAATCGGCAGTGGCTTTTTCAGCAAGCCTTAATTGTTTGCGTGAATTATATTCAAACTCTTTTGTTTTTTGCGTAGCTTGGTCTATTCCTTTTATAAATTCGGAACTGTTTAAACCAAGAATAACACCAAGACGGGCAATTAATGACATGATTTATCCCATGCTTTTCGAACGATATTTTTCTAAAACAACTTTAATTTCTTGAGCAAGTTTTTCAGTTACTTCATTTTGTTTGCTTTCTAATGCGGGGCGTAAATAAGGTCTTGCCGCCATTCGCACTGTACCAAATTCTCTTTGTACTGCTAATGCTGATCTCTTGCTCATGCCCTTAACATCAACATTTGTATTCTTATTTTTTGTACCAAATTCAACCGCCATTGCTCTAGCGTCTGAAGCATCGCCAACATTCAATTTTGCCGATACTGTCGCAATAATCAAATCA